AAATATCCTGGAGAACTCGGAAACTCTCTCGAAGTATCGATATTTCAACGTACAACTGTCGACTCCGATGTTGATGCTACTCTGATTGCTGCGTTCAACGCATGGAAGTATTCAGAAGCATTCAACGGTTTCCCACGCACTTCCCCTTGGGCAGAAAACCTCGAAGGCGATGTGAAGTTTGACGAAATGCACGTTGCTGTCGTCGACAAAAAGGGTCTCATCAGTGGAACTAAGAACACCGTTCTTGAAGTGTTCCCATATGTTTCTGTCGCCAAAGGCGCAAAGACTGTTGATGGTGGAGACAACTACATCGGAAGCGTCCTTAACAATGGTTCAAACTACGTTCGGTTTGGCGACTTTGGTGACTCTTCTAACATGATTGGCGGTGCACTTTGGGGTACTACACCTTCTGGTTCCGGCATTCAGAACTATGGCGCACAGACATGGTCTAACGACTCTGCTTCTGTATCTCTTTCAGGCGGTCGCGATTGCCCAGCACTTAATGTTGCTGACTTCAAGTTAGGTTTTGCCAACTTTGAAGACAAAGAAGAGATTGATGTTCAGATTCTTATTGCTCCAGGAATGGCAACAGAAGATGACCAAGTCTCTGTAGTTAATAACCTTGTTGGAATTGCTGCTGCAACTCGTAAGGATTGCGTTGTTGTTGCTTCTCCTAACCGTGAAGCGGTCATTGGGAACGTAACTCCAGTTGCTGATACTATTGCAACCACTAACAGGTTCAGTGCTTCCAACTATCTGATGGTTGACAACAACTATCTGCGTATTGCAGACGAGTATAACGACACGTACATCTATGTACCTGCTTGTTCTACCACTGCTGGATTGCTTGCTGCTACTGATGCAAACTATGGTCCATGGTACTCTCCTGCTGGCGAACGTCGCGGTGAATACTTTGGCGCAACTGGTCTTGCATACTCTCCTAACAAATCATCACGTGACGAACTGTACAAAGTTGGTGTAAACCCAATCGTACAATTTGCTGGACGTGGTATCCTGTTGTTCGGTGACAAGACTAAGCAATCACGAGCAAGTGCGTTTGATCGTATCAATGTTCGTCGTTTGTTCCTCGCGGTTGAGAAATCTGTCGCACTCGCTGCTCGTAACTTTATGTTCGAGTTCAACGATGAGTTTACTCGCTCTGAATTAGTAGCAATCGTCGAACCATTACTGCGTGAAATTCAATCGCGTCGTGGTATCGAAGACTTCTACGTCCAGTGTGATAGCAGAAACAATACCGCTGAAGTGCGTGCGCGCAATGAATTGGTTGCTTCTGTCTTCATCAAACCAACGTATTCTATCAACTTTATCACTCTTAACTTCGTCGCTACTCGCGCTGGACTTGACTTTGAAGAAGTTGTTGGTACACTTTCATAAGAACTCATCTAAGGAGAAACAAAGATGGCAATTTTACGAGTAGATGACTTCAAAGGGAAGTTAGTAGGGGGCGGTGCTCGCTCCAACATGTTCGAAGTCAATGTTAACTTTCCAGGATATACTGGCGGTAACAAAGAACTGACTAACTTTATGTGTCGTGCGGCATCACTGCCTGCATCAACCATAGCACCTGTTGAAGTTCCTTTCCGTGGACGTATAATCAAACTTGCGGGCGACCGTAGTTTTGAACCTTGGACAATGACTGTCTATAACGACACAAACTTCTCAGTGCGTGATGCATTCGAAGCATGGATGGATGGCATGAACACTCATGCTGGAAACTCAGGCGTGTTTGCAAACAACTCTGGCGTTGGTACATATGCGACCAACATTGAAGTTATACAACTGGATCAGATTCAGTCTCCTATCAAGACTTATTTCTTGAAGAACTGTTTCCCCACGAGTATAGAAGCGATATCCCTCGACTATGCGCAAGCAGGAGAGATAGAGCAGTTTAGTGTCACCATTGAGTACGACTACTGGACAAACGACAACACCAACTAAGGTTGGAGTGTCGTCCTAAGTATAAGCAGGGAGTGGAAACGCTCCCTGCTTTTCACCACTATATTATTGCATTACAACACAGGAAAATAAAATGGCAGATAACGGTATAACATTGTTCGGTTTCGAAATAAACCGATCCAAGAAAGACCAGCAAGCGGTAACTCCAATCCCCGCTGCATCCGTCGTGGCACCTACAGATGATGACGGCACTGGTTATGTGACCGCACCATCAAATCACTATGGCACGCATATGGACATATATGCTGACCTCCAATTTAAAGATCAAGCAGACCAGATTCGAAAGTATCGCGCCAACGCTTCACATCCCGAAGTTGATATGGCCATTGAAGAAATTGTCAATGAAGCAATCGTAGTCCCCGATGAAGAGAACGTTGTTGAACTCAACCTCGACTCTGTCGTCATGTCTGATAAAATTAAGAAAAGCGTACATGCTGAATTCCAACACGTACTCAACATGCTTACATTCAACGAAAGGGCGCACGACATATTCCGCTCTTGGTATGTTGACGGTCGATTATACCACCACTTGGTCGTCGATGGCACCAAACTAAAAGAAGGCATACAAGAAGTCCGATACATCGACGCTCTTAAAGTGCGCAAGGTCAAGCAGGTTGTAAAGAAAAGAGATCCTACATCTGGCGTTGACGTTGTTGACAAGGTAGAAGAATACTATATCTACAATGAGAAGAACGGCAATGATAAGAAGAGCGCAAACTCTACTGTAAATGCTGGAGCAAAGACCAGTGCTGTTCGTCTGAGCAATGACTCTGTTAGTTATGTGACCTCTGGTCTGCTTGACGAAACAAAGTCGCGAGTCATCTCCCACCTACACAAAGCAATGCGTCCTATCAACCAACTGCGTATGATGGAAGACTCTCTGATCATCTATCGTTTAGCACGTGCACCAGAACGTCGAATCTTCTACGTTGATACTGGTAACATGCCAAAGGGTAAGTCAGAGCAGTATGTCAACGACCTGATGACACGCTACAGAAACAAACTTGTATACGATCAAAGCACTGGTGAACTGAAAGACTCCCGCAAGCATATGTCTATGCTGGATGACTTCTGGTTGCCTCGTCGTGAAGGTGGTCGTGGTACTGAAGTGACTACACTTCCAGGAGGTACAAACCTTGGCGAGATAGATGATGTCAAATACTTCCAGCGCAAAGTGTACCAAGCATTGAACGTGCCTGTGTCTCGTCTTGAGCAAGAGTCAGCATACTCCCTCGGTCGTGCTACAGAGATCAACCGAGAAGAAATCAAGTTCCAGAAGTTTATCACTCGTCTACGTCAACGGTTTGGTAAGTTGTTCATTCATATCCTGCGTCAACAGTTGGTACTGAAGGGAATCATCACAGACTCAGACTGGAAAGAACTGTTCCACAATCGTGTCCGTGTTGAGTTCTACAAAGACAATCACTACACAGAGTTGAAAGACGCTGAGGTATTGACTCAAAGACTTCAACTGGTCGACCAAGCATCGCAGTATGTTGGCGAATACCTGAGCAAAGATTGGGTAATGACTAACGTCTTCCGCTTCACCAAAGAAGAAGCGAAAGATATGCAGAAGCAGATGCAAAAGGAAATCGCTTCTGGCGAAGTGAATCCAGATGAAGATGGCGATGACCAACCTGCTGCAAAACCTGAATAAGAAACACCCTATATAAACTGTAACGTATAAAACTGGAGAATATTATGGAAGATGATACAATGGACGTGGAAGTTATTTCACCAAGTATAGACGACCTGTTGCACTCAATCAAAAGTGGTGAGGCAATGGACGCGAGCAATATGTTCAACGACCTGATGGCAGGCAAGATTGAAGATGCTCTTGAGCAAGAGAAAGTCCGCATTGCTGGTGCCGTGTACAACGGTGATGAGCAAGGCGAAGAAGAAGACGAAGTAGAAGTAGACGAAGAAGAAGCAGAGTTTGATGCTGAACTGGAAGCAGAAGTTGATGCTGAAGTTGAAGAAATCCTCGCTGACTCTGGTGAACCAGAAGAGCACCTTGAAATCGATCTTGGCGACGATCAAGAGCACGAAGAAACAGATGACACTCTTGGTATCTACGACGACGAAACAGCAGAACAAGATATAGAAGATATTTTGTCTGATGACGAAACCGAAGATTAGAATTAGTATAAATAAACAGTATGAAATACTTTTCAGAAGTTCGAAATAAAAAACCAAAGGGTGACCTTGTATACAGCAAGAAGCACAAGAAAGTTGTATGTGCTGTGTACAAGACCACTAAGGGGTTTGACGCTTACATTGACGGTGATCATCTCGACACCTTCCGTTCTGAAAAGGACGCTGTCAAATCAATCGAGACCGCAATCAAGGAATTATTTTAATGAAACTGATCGCTGAATTCAACGAACAAAACGTACAATGCATCGTAGAGAAGAATGATCAAGGCGAAAAGTCCTTCTTCATTGAAGGTGTATTTGCACAAGCAGAGCAAAAGAATCGGAACGGTAGAATCTACCCGAAGAAGACTATGCAATCTGCTGTTGATAAGTATGTTGAAGAGCAAGTTTCAAAGAACCGAGCAGTTGGCGAGTTGAACCATCCAGAAGGTCCAACAGTCAACCTCGACAAAGTTTCGCATCTCATCACTGACCTTCATTTTGAAGGCAATGACGTGATCGGAAAGGCATCAATATTAGATACTCCAATGGGTAAAATTGTAAAAGGTTTGCTTTCAGGCGGTGTCAACCTTGGTGTCTCAACTCGTGGTATGGGTAGTCTTGAGACGAGAGGCGGTGCCTCTTATGTCGGAGAAGACTTTGTCCTAAGTACAATTGATATTGTACAAGATCCATCAGCACCAAATGCTTTCGTAAACGGAATCATGGAAGGCGTTGACTGGGTATGGGATAAGGGAATCTTGGTCGCTCAAGAAATATGTGAAGAACAAGAGACTGAAATCGTTACTCCTTCTGCAAAAGTGTACACGTATGCTGAGCAGACTCGTGAGTTCAAAAATTTCCTCTCCTCCCTAAAAGAAACCTTATAAAAGGAGTCCATTATGGATGAAGAAAATAGTATAGAACTTCACGACGAAGTTGTAGAAGAGACTGACATGAAGAACGCTGAACCAGCATCGGTTGCCTCTGTTGATAAAGCAGCAGGTTCTACTTCCCAAGCACCAGCACGTAAGGGTGATAAGAAGAACAGTGATCCAATGCCAAAGTCAAAGGGCGCAATGGTCAACGCTATGTATAGCAAGTTGAGTGGAATGGACAAGAAGTCTTTGTCTGCCTCTTACAGTGCTATGATGGGCGAAGATCTTGAAGTTGACGCAGAAGACGTCGTTGCAGAAGCATCTGCCGATTACTCTGAAGAACTTACTGCTCTTGTCGAGTCTGAAGCAACTCTTTCTGAAGAGTTCAAAGTTAAGACTGCTGTCATTTTTGAAGCGGCATTGAAATCTAAACTCGCTGAAGAAGTTGAGCGAATTGAAACTGCTTATGAAGACAAACTCGCTGAAGAGACTGCTTCGCAGAACTCTGAGTTGGTCGAGAAAGTAGATTCCTACCTGAACTATGTAGTTGAGAACTGGATGGCAGAGAACGAAGTTGCTATTCAAAACGGTCTGCGTGCTGAAATCGCTGAGAACTTCATGGAGAATCTGAAAGGATTGTTCGTTGAGTCTTACATCGAAGTGCCAGATTCAAAGGTAGACCTAGTTGACGATTTAGCAGATCAAGTTGAGGAACTCGAAGAGGCACTCAACAAGACTACTGAAGACGCAATTGCCCTGAGCGAGCACGTTGAAGCACTGACACGGGACGCTATCGTCTCTGAAGCAGTACTTGATCTTGCAGACACTCAAGCAGAAAAGTTTGAAAAGTTAGTTGAAAGTGTAGACTTTGAAAGTGCAGAAATATTTGCATCTAAAGTTGCCACTGTCAAAGAATCTTTCTTTGCTAAAAGTGTAGATGTCACAGAAGAAGTAGTCACTGAAGAAGACGCTGTTGCGTTGACTGAAGACGTTGCTCCATCTATGTCTAAATACTTAAATGCAATCCGTAAAACATCACAACTGTAAAACCCATAACACTCTCAAGGAGTATTAAAAATGGAAATTAACTACGAAAGTCTGGTCGCCAAATGGGCACCAGTATTAAACGAAGAGTCTGCTGGAAGTATCTCAGACCGTCACCGTCGCAATGTAACTGCTTGTGTTCTTGAGAACCAAGAGCGTGCTATGATTGCTGAAGGTTCACAGTCTCAGTTTATGACTGAAACTGCTGGCAACGCTACCACTTCTGCTGCTAACTGGGATCCAGTCTTGATCTCTTTAGTTCGTCGTGCTATGCCTAACCTGATGGCATATGACATCTGTGGTGTTCAACCAATGACTGGACCAACTGGTCTGATCTTCGCCATGAAGAGCAAGTACAAAACCACTCGTGGTGGTGCTACTGCTGAAAACGAAGCATTGTTTGGCGAAGCAATCACTCCTTACTCTGGTGCTGCTGATAGCACTCACGCTGCTGGACCTTCTGGTCTTGGTGGTCTGACTGATGGCGACGCTGACAGCACTATCGATGGCGAACGTGCTGGACCGACTATCGGTTCTGGTATGACTACTGCTGCTGCTGAAGCACTTGGCAACACTGGCAGTACCTTTGCTGAGATGGGATTCACCATCGAGAAAGCAGCAGTTGAAGCAAAGTCGCGTGCCCTGAAAGCAGAGTACACGATTGAACTTGCACAAGACCTGAAAGCAATCCACGGTCTTGACGCTGAAGCAGAATTGGCAAACATCTTGTCTGTCGAAATTCTTGCTGAAATCAACCGCGAAGTAATTCGTACTGTAAACAGTCAAGCAAAGACTGGTGCTAGCACTGCTAACACTGCTGTCAATGGTATCTTCGACCTCAGCACTGATGCTGACGGACGTTGGTCTGCTGAGAAGTTTAAAGGTCTGTTAGTACAACTTGACCGTGAAGCAAACGTAATCGCGAAGGAAACTCGTCGCGGTAAAGGAAACGTTGCTATCGTCTCTTCTGAGACCCTTTTTTTATATGTATAAATACATGCATGGAAGACGCTCTGCGTATCAAGTGGTACGCACCGCACCAGTGGAAAGGAATCCACAATCGGAAAGACAC